CCATAGATGTAATTAGTTTTTCTTTTATTGGTTCTATCGTCAATAGCATTATCTTACATAATCGATCTGCTATATTTACATTATCTTTCTTATAACCTGATAATATTTTATTTACTGCTTCACACCACGTTTCACTTACCTTTTCTATTCGGATTTTCATATCAGTCTTTTTCATATTTTTTAAGGAGTTTATAAATTCCAAATCATATTCACTTTCGTGTATTGAATTATTCACGATATTGCTTATAATATTATTTATTCCTAGTTCATATGTTATCCACTTTCTAGATACTGGATCAAACGTTACGCTTAAGCTTTGACCTTTACGTTGATTGCAATGTACATGAGCTGAACCATAATTATATACTTGTTCATATAATCCGGCGGATGATAACATTCCGGTTAAAAAAGAAGCTGATATCGCGCCAATGTGCTCACATTCTCCACACCCTGTTACTAATTCAGAATTGTAATAAAATTTCACAGGTTGTCCACATAACCAACAATCTCCACAACCACCTGTTCCTGTCGGTACAAACGCTTGTTTCATCATTTTCTTTTTCGGTTTATTATTTTCTATTATATCTTCTTTTATCCAAGCAAATGGTAAATTCGTGTTATATTGAATATTTTTATTATATTTAGATTGGTCCAGCTCTTGTGATTGATTTTGTCTCATTATTGATGTCTTATAATTGATTGCTTGACATTTTTTTTCTCCACGGTTCGTTGCCAAATATGCTGCTGCACCACATTCCTTATCTGGATTACCTCTTGACAATAACGCACGATATTTCCCACCAATTGTTTTACTTAAAATATCCATAATAACTTTCATTTCATCACCTTGTATTAACATAGTCGCCATTTTCTTTAACATTATTAACATTGTATTATACGTCAGTCTCTTCTTACTTAATGCATGCGCTGACACTATTCTTATTTTTTTTATTTTTATTTTTATTTTTGTTTTTGTTTTTGTTGTAGATTTTCTCACTGTTCTTATTGGTTCTGCTTGTATTGGTTCTGCTTGTATTGATATTTTTTTCGGTCGTATTCTATTACGCCAATCGCGCGATCGTGTATCAATTGACATAAATTTACTATAACGCTTTGACGGAAACCGTTTTATAATCTTTGATTTTGATTTTGATTCTGGTATTAATCTTGATCTTTTTCTTATTGAATTTGATCTTGTTATTGATCTTGATCTTTTTCTTGTTGAATTTGATCTTGTTATTGATCTTGATCTTTTTCTTGTTGAATTCATTGTTATATATTATACAGTTATTATATTAGATTAGATTCGCACCATATATTATGGTTCTACTTCTGGCTCTGGCTCTACTTCTATTGGCATACTAAATAATTCTAATTTATCTTGAATCACGCGAATCTCTCTTATTATTCTATCTATTATTATACTACAATCATCCTCGGGTACGATTGGCGTCGCTATATTTAATGGCGCCGGCGGTTTTAGTTTGTACAAATAAAAAATATATAATAAGCCTATCAAAAAATTATTGTCATAATATTCCTGACATTTTAGAAATTTTTTGTTATTATTGTTGATGTCCTCATCCAATTTATTTTTATCAGGGTGACATTTTAGTACTATTACTCTATAACACTTTTTTATATATTTTGTTATTACTCGGTCTCGCTCACTTGTATTGTCTGGCGCTGGCTCCGTTTCGACCGGCGGCGGTGGCGGTGGTGCCGGCGCCTCCTCCTTCTCCGTCCCCTCTTCTTGTTCTGATTGGGGTTTTTCTGTTTCCGCACCTTGTTTAGGTACCGGCTTTTTATTCACCGGCACATTCTTAAATACCGCAGCAAAAAATTCATCCGAATTCATAAACTCCTTAAACGACTCATCCGGTTTATATTTTTCGCCTGAATACGATTGATTGTCTAATATGTTCTCATAATGGTCCATGATTTGAAAGATTTTATAAAAGATATTTGTTGATGATTCCATTTGATTTATACAGTAATGTTATATTTAAGGTATCACAATATTTTTTTTACATAATTTTAACTATAATATACATATTCAGACAGTTAAAATGCAAAAAGGTATAAAATTGAAATGAACACATACACAAACTACACAATGTAATCATTTTATATATGAATAATTCAAATACGGATTTTAATATTGAACTAGACAAACGGATATCAGTCATCCGAGATTGGTTGAACGAAAATAAAATTGGGGCAACCAAAGAAAAAAGAGAAAACATCGTATGGGAAATGTTTCGATATGTTGTAAAACACGATATAGACAATGATATACACCGCATAAAAGACAAACTTAAACAAACTCCGTTTTGTATTAAGCCTGGTGATTTATGGAAAGACTTATTAGAATATTTTGACAATAACACAAAATTTGTCGAGTTTTTCAAAGATATTAGCGAACTCACCCCGTGTGGTCTAAATACTTCACCTAATGCATGCTGTGGAAAGTTTGAGCTATTTTATAGATTGGCTCTACCAAACTCAACACAACCGACAAAAGGTGACATTATGGACAATGGAAAAATATATGAACTCAAAGGTTGTCAAGTGCGAATTTCGGATACTGAATTAACTGGCATTGAATATAAAAAAAACTGCTCAAACATTTTTGAAGGTCATATTGTTGGAAACACAGTGAAATCTGGGGGGTTAATCGGGTCAAATGTATATGAAATCGAAAAAACACAACACAAATCCCATTACCAAATAGAGTTTGGCAAAGATCTCACGGTTTCAAAACACTTATTGCGCGAATACTTTATTCGGAACGGATGGATATGCACACAGGAAGATATTAACCACATATTTGAGAACGATATTTGGAATCAAGATATTATGCAAAAAATCCTCCTGAGAAACATGTTTATTAAATACAAGCAAAAAAAAGAATTTGATACTATGTATATTTTTGGAAACGGGACAAACGTTAAAATCATTCGTGAGCCCGAAGATTTGAACCAAATTCAAATCACAACTGACTATTTTAGAATAAACCAAACCGGAAATGTCGGGTGGTATATTGAATGAGTAAATTTACAAATACTCACTTGGTATATATGAATTACATATTTGTCTATGCCCGATTTTAAATCTTCCAGAAAACATAAAATTATCTTTGAATGTATTACTATTTATGTATGAGACTATTTTTTTTATGTTGCACTCTTTTTTCGGTTTAAGCATTATTAACCCACCACCAAAATACTGCACATTTCCTATAAAAGACACGTTCGCTTTTCTCGTTAAATTATAAATGTAAATACACTCTTTACCTAAGTTGGCAATTATAGTAGTTATATTTCTGGGGGCTCCCCATTCATACCAATTATTTTCATTAAACTTTCGTATCCCTCGTTCTTCTAGCTCTTTTTTATATTGCAACAAATGATTGTTTATTTTCTCATTATCACAAGGGTATTCTTCTATATAAATGTATTTCTCCAATTTATCCTCTCCGTTTAATACTTCTATATTACCGAGTTCTTCATTTTTATACACTTCTTCCTTTCCACTAACTAGTCCAACATATATATCAAAATACTCCTTAAACATTACGTTATTTTTATTTTCTTCTTCTCCAAATGTAATCAGTCCATTACTATTCGTTATATATAATTCTTTCTCATTATATAACACCTTCTTTTCAATTGAACTATTCTTACAATATCTAAATATTATCACATCGATTGATGCATTTTCAAACATTTTTTCATTATGGGGATGATATATATGAGTAAATGTTCCCGTTGTCATCATCGTATTCAATAACTTTGAAGCACTTGTTAATTTAAGAAAATCGGATGGAACTATAAATATCAATTCGCCGTTCTCATCCAGCAAATTATAACATTTTTCGGTAAAATCAATATACAGGTTACCTTTTTTTGTTCTAACATACGGCGGGTTTCCTACTATTGTTTTGTATGTTTTTGATATCTGTTGTTTCATAAAATCTCCATATATCACTTTTCCTTTCGGGATTTTATCCAATAATTTAATATTGTTGTCGATTTCATACATATCAAATGTTATACTTGGGATTTTATCTATAATATACGCGATTAAGTCTCCTTGACCGATTGATGGTTCTAATATATTTTTTGGATTGTTCTCTATAAACTCATACACCTTTCCTTTTAGTTCATTATGCGTCGTAAAATATTGACCTAAATTATGCTTTGTTGTCATTCTCAATTATTTGACTCTATATTATCTTCTCTTTCTTTTATAATCTTTTTATCAATTTTTTGTTTTATTTATTCATCCTTTTGTTGTTTCTTGTGGGGTTTCGATTACATCTTTCTATATTCGTATTCTTATTCTTTACACTTCTTGTCTAGTTCTACTTCAACTACCGCTTGTATTCAAACGAAACTTTGTATCTGTCCGTATCGCCTAATTTTGTTCTATTTCCCAAAAATTTAAAATATTTATTTGCTAAGGCATATTGTATCGGTTTTTTACTTTGCAGTACTTTCAACCGAACTTTCATAATCATTCCGACTTGCCATATACGTTTATGGGAATATTTTTTATTTTTGTATAATTTTTCTAATTTATCAATTGTATTTTCAACGTCTTCTACTGTTGTATACTTTATAGGTATTGTATCTTTTGGATTTTTATCAATATACACATCAAATGATTTTTTTGGATCTGTTGGATTGAATAAAAAGCGCTTTTTTGTTTTATTTTTCGGAGCCTTCTTTCTTTTTTTTGTATCACGCTTCATATACATTAGACACACATTTTTATTACACCAGCAACGGTCAATCAAATTGATTATTGAGAACCTTGACAATGTACACATCAAAAGTTACGAGAAATCAGCATAAAACGACTTCTTGGTCAGGTTCTCCAAATGAATACAAATTTCGTATAAAATTGAAACAAATTTATACCAATAGTCCATTGTATTAAATAATAACAATGCCGATTGGACATATCATTTACGTATTGAAGACCGCCATTCGCGGTCCGGTTCGCACTCCACTTGGGAGATGGAGTATTGATAACCATAGACAAACTATGCTGAAAATTCAATATGCAAATGAAGACAATTGTGGCTCATGTGGTGATAGTAATATTGATAATAATCAAGGCAATCGTGTCTTTGACGCTGCGAATGATGATGAAGTATATCTCTATATGATGGGGGTTTAAACCGTCCCTAGTCGCGTCTATACAATAAAGCGTAAGTAATCAATCAAAAAACAAAAACAAAAAACAAAAACAAAAATCAAAAAACCGTATCGTTTTTATTTGCCGCGTAGGAACTAATACCATTTTTTATCTTTACTATCATATACATCCTCCGACTGACAATGCCCTTTGTTTTAGAAATTCAAAAACTTATTATCTGAATTAGAGCAACGCATATTATTTATTGTATCGATTATTGTCAAGGGTACCTAAAACCTTGACAATAATTATCCGCGAAAACACCAGGGCAATACATATCACTACATTGTTCGTTTCCATACCGAAACAAATATCGGATCGGTATTTACTCCATCAGACCAATTAATACCCGGACCATACTGGTCGTTTTTACCGTAGGAATCTACCATATTGAAATGATTCTCCAGCAAACGGTTTGAGAAATACTCCAAATCTGCATTTGAATTAAAATCATGCTCAATTATCAACGTACGTATATTGTTTAAAATATTCGGAAATACTCTCAACGTATCTACAAAATTGCCTTCATTATCAATTACTAATGCAGTAAACCTTCGGTTATATTTACTCTCCAGTTCATCGTAAGATATCGTTGCAATTTCCACAGACTCTGGTATTTGTGTTTTATACGTATTCCATCCTCTTGAATATAATGGAATGTCGGAGATTGCAGATGGTTCGATGTGAAATCCTAAATTATTCGAATCTCGATTTCTCTTCAAATTCACTAGTTCCGTCGGACTTGGTTCGACTACCACATGATCACGTTTATTGTTCAGCAACATATTAATTGTACACGAATTTCGACCGATTGATCCGCCCAATTCTAACACTATATCGTCTGGCTGTATATGTTTGCACGCCATTAATTGTTCCGGAATTTCTTGTTGTAATGCATTCGGCGGACTAAACGTTAAACGATTGTGGATCGCGGCTAACTGCTGTAATGTATCAGACATCATACTAATAATAATATTTTACATTTAATTCATTTTAGATGTATATTGTATTGTCTATACAGTGTATCGAACAGGACAATTGATATTCATTATATAGATTATTTTCAAGAGCATTGAGAACCTTGACAATAATCATCCTTGAAAAACCCCTCGTTTTAACATTTTCGGGTGGCTCTTTTTTTGGTTTGTGTTTTCTTTTTATGGCTCCCTTGAATCACACATTCATCATTATCTGGTGGATTTCCACCACTACCGCGTAAAGTTCGTTTTGTTCGTTTTGATTTTGTTGCCCTTGTGAATTTAGGTTTATGTTCATTCGTAATCGGGCAACCCACAAACATATCATTCATATCAGTGACATTTGATACATTCCAGCCACTGATATCCTTATTAAATACCTGTGCAACGTAAAACATCTCAGACATATTAGTGACATTTGATACATTCCAGCCACTGATATCCTGATTAAATGCTAGTGCAAACCAAAACATCCGAGACATATCAATGACATTTGATACGTCCCATCCACTAATATCGTCATTAAAATTATTACAACCCAAAAACAGCCCACTCATATTTGTTACCCTAGAAGTATCCCATTGGCTAATATGTCCATACTTGTCTTCTGCAGCATCTCGGTCCCCACTACACCATAATTTTACGGCTTCTCGTATATCTTCATCTGTTCTGCGCAAATCCAATTGTCTACACAATCCCGTAATATCACGACGGCATATAGGACACGTCTTATCCGGTTTAACATTACACCATCTTGATAAACATTCCGTGTGAAACTTATGATGGCATTCTGTTTCCACCTTTGTATCGGGGGTTAATGGGTCTTTACATATCCCACATTCATCATTATCTGGTGGATTTCCACCGCGTCTAAAAGTTTTTCTTCCACCACGCTTAAACGTTTTTCTTCTACCGCGTAAAGTTCGTTTTGATTTTGTTGCCATATATAAAGTACAGACAAATAAAGTACTGGACACTCGACATTCAATATATAGATTACTATTATATTGAGAACCTACCAATACATACCGACCAAGCCTCTCTTTAAATCCTCTTTTTAATAGATATGCAGAAATGAGTAGGATATTGAGAAACCAGTTACATTTTGAACCGCGTGCAAAGGTCTGTGAAAAGGTCTGTGAAAAGGTCTGTGAAAAGGTCTGTGCAAAGGTCTGTGCAAAGGTCTGTGCAAAAGGTCTGTGCAAAAGGTCTGTGCAAATTTTAAAGCGATTTATTATTTTATTGTGAAAACGATTTAATCATTATATACCGCCACAGTATATTTAGTATATGCGTCCTATTTACTATATCCCTGTATGGGGTGCGTCAATAATAATGCCGTATGTTTTCACTATCTATAATGCAAGAAACCCCATTGCATCGCTCCCCCAAAATCGACAAAAGACAACTGTTCAATCATCAAAAGTACCACCGAAGCCTTATAATAGACCCCCCCTCTGAATAGAAGCTGATAACATATGACATCCCCTTATACCTATACGATGAATGCCATTGGCGTACTACATTTTGGGTAAAGGACATTCGACATTCATTATATAGATTATTTTCAAGAACATTGAGAACCTGACAATAATCATCCGCGAAAACCATCGTTTTAAACCGGGTTGCATTTCAAACCGTACTCTTCGTGAAATTGCATATAACATTGATATTATTTATTCACATTTATTATTGTATAACTAGTATAACTAATATGGATAATACCACTATGTATAAGAAGTATATCGGCAAATATGGAAATTTCTCGCACGTTCTCAATATTGAAATTGACAAAACCTTATATGAAGATGAACAAACTAGAATTCTTTACGATATATACGAGTTGATCAATGAAAGAGATATTCACAAAAAAGTATCAAATATGAATATCATTCTCAAGTGGAGGGTTTATGATAACTCCCATTTATTACATTATTATACCAGAGGGGACGGCATTCTTGGCGATGTTGCCATTTTCGAGCATACAAAATTATTATTACACGACATACACAACTTAAAAAATAGCGATAAGTTTCAAGTTCATCTTAGCAAACCTCTCACCAACTCTATTTGTGCAATGAATCAAAATATTTAGAGTTCAAGTTCTATTAACTTATTCAAGGACGCAAACCGTTTCTCCGTTAGAATGCCTATATTTTTTTTGGGCACCACTAAACTTAATATATTCGTCCGCATTGCATCTTCTTTTTGCGGTTTTTTTATATATGGAATAATTGAAATAAAAATTTCTCATATATATATATATAGATATGTCACTAATGAATGCATTTTTCAACAACAAAATTATATTAGAAAAACCCGAATACGGGTCAAAGGAGTATAACCGACAGGCTCAACGTAAACACTATGAAACAAAAGGTGGAAGAGAAAAGGCTCGTGAATATGGAAAGGTGAAATATTATAGATGCAAATACGGGCGTAATATTGTAGATGAATATCAACAAAAATACGGAGATAACTACATTACGATGTTAAAAATAGATAAATTAAAACTTTCGTTAATTTTATAGGATGGTTGGGTATATATTCAGATACGGGTCCCACTATGGGGGACCTTATCGCCAAATTACATATTTATAATTGAGAACCTTGGCGCAATAATTCCTGATAAAAGTTGATGGAAACACACATAAAAGGATTATGACGTTATTATATAATGCCACAAGTTGAAATGGATTATTCAAACACCATCATTTATAAGATTTCTTGTAAAGATGAGAACGTAACTGACGTATATGTCGGACATACCACCAATTTCGTACAACGCAAACACGCACATAAACAAGGTTGCAACAATGCAAAGTCTAGTAATTATTCGTGCAAACTATACAATACAATTCGACAGTGCGGCGGTTGGTCTAACTGGACAATGGAAATAATCGCGTTTTATAATTGCGTTGATCTTTCTGATGCTCGTAAGAAAGAACAAGAACATTTTGTATCATTAAATGCAACTCTCAATAGTATTGAACCATTTCCTGAACCGAAATGTGTGACAAATTTAACTGTAAATACCGAAAGTATTAAATCCAAACATTTTTGCGAAACGTGTAAATTATCTTGTTTCAATACATTAGATGTATTCAATGCACATTTCAATAATAAAAAGCATATTAAGTGTGCAACTAGATTAGCTGAAACTATTACAAGAGACTATAAATTTGTTTGCGAAACGTGTGATTATAGATGCTATAAAAAGGGCGACTTTAATAAACATTTACAATCTATTAAACATAATGCAATTCATACAACACAAACGCCACGAGAACGATCATATATATGTGAATGTGGAAAAAACTACAATCATAGAGCATCTTTATATAATCATAAACGTATTTGTAAATATATAATACAAGAACCATCGATTGAAACTGTTCAATCACACCTCCCAACACAAGTAGATATGTCACTTGTTCTCGAATTGCTTCAACAAAACCAAGAATTCAAAGAATTATTAATTGAACAAAATAATAAAATATGTCAATTGATACAACCGCGAACTCCATCACCGAGGCTGAGTAGAGGACAATCCAATTGTATTATATAGATTATTTTCAAGAGTAACGAGAACCTTGCAAATAATGAACGATAAAACCCTTGAAAACACCCGTTTCAATAAATATGCAGAAATGAGTGGAATATTAATAAACCGGTCCCACAAGGGGGACCCCCCAAATTACATATTTTACGTTAATTATTTATAAAAACCAAGAAAAGAAATGGCATCGCTATTTGAAAATGGACAAAAATAAATGTCCAATTTTAAAAAGTGCCAGGAAAAGTTCGCAACGACCCTCCTTGAAAAAGTCGTTTATCTGCATAATGCTTTGACTTACGATTTTTTGTTATAAAATGTGTTACCACAAAAAATTAAATATATTACGCTGAAAATGATTTAGAGCATTTTTTCGTTCTATTGTATATAGACGGTTTAGAACAAATAAAATGCCAAATGATGCCGACACATTTGTCTGCGAAAATTGCTCGTTCAAATGCTGCAAACTAAGCAACTATAATAAGCATTTATCCACCGCTAAACATCAAAATAGAACAAATAGAACGGATAACGTTCAAATTAATGCCAAATGTGAATTTGTCTGCGACTGTGGCAAGACTTATAATGCTAGAAATAGTCTATGGTATCATAAACGTGTTTGCAAACATATATTACAAGAACCCTCGGTTGAAACAACTCACACAGAACCTCCAACCCAAGGTCAAATGGTAGATATGTCCGTGGTTCTCGAATTGCTTAAACAAAACCAAGAGTTCAAAGACCTTGTCATAGAACAGACCAAACAATTATTTTCGCAACAACAAATGTTATTAGAGGCGGTGAAAGACGGCAAACTCGGCAATAATAATAATAATACAAATACCAATTGCAACAACAAGTTCAATCTCAATGTATTCTTGAACGAAACTTGCAAAGATGCCATCACGTTCTCTGATTTCATTAATTCTATCGAAGTTACAATGGATGAGTTTATTCAAACCGGTAATATGGGATTCGTCAATGGCATATCTCAGGTCATGATGGATCGTATTAAAGGAATGGATCTGCATACCCGACCACTACATTGCACCGATTTAAAACGGGAAACCGTCTATATAAAAAATGAGGAAAAGTGGGACAAGGAAGATGGCGACAATAGTCATCTACGTAAAGCAGTTAAATGTGTCGCCAAAAAGAATTATAATCAGTTGCATAACTGGTATAACAATAAGAAACCGGAGGTGGATACCCTTGGAACAGAAGAATGCGAAGACTATTTCAAGTTTTATAAATCGGCTCTTGGAGGGTATGATAAAGAAGAAGATAAGAAGTTCGAAGACAAAATCATCAAGAATGTGCTGAGAGAAGTTATACTCGACAAGTCTATCACCAATGTTGAGTAGAGG